GGGGTGATCGGCGTGTGCGAGCCGTCTTCGAGGACGTCGGTGACGAAGTGCTGATGGTTCTGGTCGACGAACGGCATGGCGGCCTCCTACCCCTTCGCCCAACCGAAGGTCAATGACTGCTGGTCGATGGCGCCGGACGGCGCGGATGCGGCGACGGACTCCTGGAGCACGAGGTAGGCGGTCTTCTGTCCCGCCGTGTCGAGCACGGAGGTGTCGAAGGTGTACCGGCGCCCCGCGGCGAGGGTGGCCTTGGCGACGACGCTAGTCGCGGTGGTGGGGGTCGCGGCCGTGGCCGACACGCCCACCCTGATGACCACGCCCTCGGGCAGGACGCCGGATACCTCGACGTAGAAGTCTGAGTACGAGCCGTCCGCGCTGTCGCACTTGACGGCGAGCCACTTCTCGAACGAGTTGGTCCCCGGAGCGACCCTGTGGCTGTCCGGGTCGTCCGTCGCCGCGTCAACTGAGAGGAGCGCGATGGCGGCCAGCGGGCCGGACTCGGTCGCGGCGTTGGCGCCCGTGTAGCAGCGCAAAGAGCAGCCCATCTACTGCGACCTGGAGAAGGATGTGATCGTGGTCGGGTAGTTGTGGACGGGGCACGGCGGCGGATCGCCGATGTAGACCTTCGACCAGTCGATCACGGGATGGCAAGTGCAGCCGGCCGCCGGGGTGATCGTGATGTTCGCGCCGGTCGTGGTCGTCGAAGGCGGGCAGCGGTGCTCGGGACCGGCCCACCAGACGCCGCAGTCGGGGCACTTGTACGGGCCCATCATTCGCCTCCCGCCGCCATGTCGGCGGTGTGGACGGCGCCGGGGTTCGCGGCCCGCGCCTCGGCGGTCGCCTCCGCGATGTCGATGGCCGTCTCGGCATGGATGTTCGCGAGATCCTCCTCGCCCACGTACTTCTGGTGGGTGATGTCCATCAGGCCCTTGGGCGTCAGGGCGAGGATCGAGTTGAAGATATTGGCCTCGTCGCCCAGCTCGCCCAGCGGGGCGCGGCCGTCCATGACGCGGGCCTCGTTGACCGTCTTCCACGGCGTCGAGCCGACCGCGATCTTGTTGATCTGCGCCCGGTTCAGCGACTCCTTGAGGTTGAGGCTGGTGAACACGAAGCGGAGGTTGTTGTCGCGACCGCCGAACGACTCGTCGTGGACGACGTGGCGGGTGAACGCGGCCTGGATCATCGACATCAGCGGCCGGACGCCTCGGGACTCGCTGTTGTCCGACTGCGTCTCGCTGGTCGAGCGGTTCACGTCGAAGGTGATGCCCAGGTCCTGCGGCGAGAGGCCGTAGACGACCGCGTGCTGGCGGACGAGGTAGTCCAGCCACTCGCGGAACTGCATGTCCTGGTTCGTCTCGCGGAACTTGATGAACTGCGGGTTCTTGTAGCCGCCGATGACCGCGAACGCGGACTGGCCGAGGATGTTGGACTCCCAGTCGGACTTGGCGCTGACCACGTCGGTCGGGGTCGCCGTCTCGCCGATGTCCAGCACGCCCTCGGGCGGTGCGCCGCTGGTCATGCGGCTGTTGTAGTCCACGCCCTTGAGTTCGGCGTCCACGGCCTTGCGCAGGACGGTGAGCGGCGAGAGGCCGACCACGCTGCGGGACTGCGGGTTCTGGATCATGTAGAACATGTCGGCGCTGTCGAACCGCACGAGCGTCGAGCCGTCGGGCGAGTAGATGAAGCGCGTCTGGTCCGGGTCGCCGGTCCACATGCTGTTGACCGCCACCAGCTCGCCGGGCGTCGGCCACAGCTGTGCCAGCTCGCCGGACGCGGTGCGGACCTTCTCGACCGGCGCCCCGTCGAGGACGCCGAGGTCGCAGACGATCTTCTGGATCAGGTCGCGGTACGTGTCGCGGCCGTTGGGCTCCTCGAACAGCGCCCGGATGCGCTTGGCGGTGCGGACGCTCTTGGGCCCGTCGTTGTCGATCGTCAGGATGTCCCACTCCGCGGACGCGATGGCGTTCTGGAGGATGCTGACGCAGGCGAACACCCACGGGCTCGACTCGTACCACGCCCGGTGCGTCTGGGTGTTGACGGGGATCTGGAAGCCCGTCCGGCTGTTGATGAGCGCGAACAGGCCGACGTTGCCCGACGAGGCGGCGGGGCCGGTGTGGACGGCCTGGCCGGGCGTCGCGGAGCGCGGTGTCGGGAGCGCCCACCGGACCACCCGCTCGATGACCGAGAGGCGGGACGGGGAGTACGGGACGAGGCTCACCGGAGGACGCCCCGCATCGCGGACCGGACGTAGTCGTTGAGTCGCTTTGTGTTCATCGCGGCTAGGGCCTCCTCGTATGACAGCGTCTCGGTCGGGATGCCCTTGAGCAGGCTCGCGAGGTGTGCCGGGACCTCGCGGGCGCCGTCGGCGAACGGCAGCAGCGACCCGGCGGCAACCATGCCCCCCAGACCGCCTGCAATGCCCTGTGGAGGCGCGCTGACCCCCAGAGTGGTCCCCGAGTGCCCTGTGATGTCCATCGCGAGGCAGAGGGCGTCCACGAGGTCGTCGTGCCCCTTGTCGAACGACCGCAGCTCCGACTCCAGCTCGCGGCCCTTGAGGGACGAGTGGTGGTGGACGCGGTGGCTCTCGTAGAAGGTGGCGGCGCCGCGGGCCTTGGACCGCTTGTCCACGTCCGTCCGGCGGCCGATGACGGGGAGGGGCGTCTGCCGCTGGATCGCGGTGACGATGGCCTCCTGCGCCTGGTTGCTCTCCATCACGATCCGGCTGACCTTGTAGCCCTGCTCGGCGCACCAGTCCCACAGCGACTGCACGAACGCCCGGTGGCCGTCGTCGGTCTTGACGCGGGCGTGGTGGAGGACCCACCACTCGTTGCGGTCATCGCGGGCGCAGACCACGCCGGCGGTGAAGTCGGCCCGCTCCCTCACCGAGGTGGCGAGGTCGATGCCGATGGTGAACGTGTAGGTCCGGTCGCGGGGCAGCGCGTCGAAGTAGGTCTCGCGCCACCAGTCGGCCTTGAAGATCGCGCCCTCGCGGTTGCTCACCGAGTTGAGGTAGGAGCAGGCGAAGTTGTCCCATCCCACGTCCTCGCGCTCGGCGTACAGGCGCTCCAGCGGCCACACGGAGGGCCAGTAGGACTGCTCGACGCCCTCGACCTCGGTGATCGCCGGGACGACGAGGCTGTCCCACTTGTTGACCTCGATGAGCTGCTGGTAGAGGTCGCCCTCCGTCCACCGCGTGTTGTGGACAGCAAGCCCGTCGGCGACGAACGTGTGCGTCCCCTCGACCGTCAGGTCCCACACCTGCTGCTCACCGACCGACTCGACCGACTTGACCTTGGCGAGGCGCCAGCGCATCCCCAGCCTCGGGTCGCCGCTTGTCGTGTGGCGGCTTCTGCCGTCACCCAGTTCCATCTCGCGTGCCTTGGCGAAGTTGAGGTGGACCCGCCACGACTCGGCGACGGTCGGCGTCTTGGAGTGAGGGGCGTTGCCAACCCTTGTTCGACTCGTTACGCCACCCGGCCGGATGCCGCAGGTAAGCGCCAGTCGCCGGACGTCCTCGATCAGGTTGCCGTTGGCGAGTTCGAGCGCCTCGGCCTCCGCCATGCCGCTCGATCCGGCAGAGGAGCCGTCGGCATCGCACAGGCCGCGCAGGAACGCGCGCTTGAATGTCGCCGGTGAGCGGAATAGCCATGCGGGAAGCCGCTTGGTCTTGGCCGTCCCGTTGAAGCCGAGTTCTCGCAGCGCCTCGACGACGACACGGTTGTCGCCCCGGACATAGCCGAACGGGGTGCGTCTGAACGCCACGGTCGGGAACCACGACTCCAGCGCAGCAAGCATCTTCTGGTTCATGGCCTCGTCGCTGCCGAGCGCGCAGCAGACCACGTCGTTCCGGGTCAGCCACCCGTCACCGAACAGGAACCCGAGCAGCCAGCAGAACTCCTCGTCCATCCAGTCGAACTGGACCTCGCCGTCCGACTCCTTGACCTCGACGATGTAGTCACCGACCGCGATCTCGTCAGCGCGCTTCCAGACCGGCGATCCGCCACGGGTCTTGCGCCCGTAGGGTCCTTCGCTCCACGCGAGGAACGGGTGCTGTCCGGTGGCCTCGACGATGCTTGTTCGGGTCTTGATCCGATATGTCGGCGCGACACCCTGGTCCAGTACCGCCTCGACCGTCCTCGGCCCAGCGGCGAGGGTCGAGTCGTCGACCGACCAGACCTGTTCCCCGACCCGGACCTGCTCAATCGCGCGCCACGTGCCGTCGGCCATCAGGACCGGCGTTCCGGTGGCAAGGCACCCGATCACGAGGATCGCGCACCCCTCGGCCGCCTGCGCGGGCTTGAGGGTCTTCCAGAACCACGTCTCGGTCTTCTCGCGCTGGTCGATGGTCGCGGTGTTGTTCTCGTCGAGGATGTCGTCGAGCAGCAGCAGGTCGAACCGCTTGGACACGGCGCCCGACGACTGCGCCGCGCCGCCCGTGACCATCGTGCGGTCCTTGGTCTTGAAGTGCGGCGACCCCTTGACCAGCCACTCGGAGGCGGTCCACTTGTGGGTGCCGCGGAGGTTGCCGAAGACCTCGATGAACTCCGGGCTGCCCGACACGATGTTCATGATGGCGTCGGACATCGCCTCGGCCTTCTTGTCCTTCTGGCTGAACAGGCCGATGCGGATGTCCGGCCGCGTCGCGATCAGCCAGGGCAGGAAGCCCGTCGTGAGGATCGTCGTCTTGCCCGCGCCTCGGGGCTCCAGCACGACGCCCTTGCCCTTGCGGTCCACGATGTCGATGGCGAAGTCGATCATGTCGAGGTGGTGCTTCGCGGGCTCCTGGCCCGTCGTGTACTCGATGAACGTCGCCACGTCCGTCTTGGCGAGCGCCCGCTGCGCCGACCGGAGCATGGCCCGCAGCGCGTCAGACGCCATCTGCCGCCTCGCCTGCCATCAGCGCCTTGACCTTCTCGATGGCGATGCGGGCGTCCTCGGCGCTGCCGTCGAAGACGTCGCCGGTCGAGGGATCGACCACCACGTTCGCGGCTGGCTTGTCCACCATGTCGCCGGTGAGCGTCCGCATCATCGCGGCCACGCCCAGCATGTCGCGGGTGCTGACCTTGATCTCGCCGCTGTCGAGGGCCTTCTCGTACTCGTCGATGTACTTGACCGCCAGCTTGCCCATCCGCTCGTAGACGGCGATCTGCATCTCCGCCCACTTCTCGGACATCGCGTCCCGCGTCTCCTCGGCGAGGCGGCGGCGGAACTCCTCCCGCTTGGCGAACCAGTTGCCGGCGTTGGCCTTCGCCGCGACGTTGCTTCGGGCGAGGCTGTGGCGCTCGGCGAGGTCGGTGATGCTGACCGGCGGGTCGGCGTAGACGTACTCCCGCTCCAGCGCGTCGGTCCCCGGACCCTTGACCTGGCGAGTCATCTCTCTCCGTAATCGACTAGGGGGAGGTGAGGGAGTAACACGGTGGTGCCCTTACGTAGTAAGGCCCACCTGTTACTACCCACCGACCCCAGCCAGTAACAGCGGTAATAACAGATTACTCGGCCGTCCGCGACACTCGTCTCAGGCGAAAGTAATGTTACTAGTAACAATGTTTCTGATGAAACCGCCATCAGTCGATCAGCATCCAGTCGCCGGTCTCGATGCGCTTGAACATGTCCTTGGTGCGGTAGAGGGTGGTCTTGACGGTCGGCTCGCTGCGGCCGATCCTGGACGCGATCTCGGCGATGCGGAGCGGGTGGTCGGCGAGCGCGGCCCGGACCATCTCGACGACGGTGCCGCCGTAGGACAGGGAGTCGTCGCTGACGTCCTCCGGCTCCCACGAGACGGCGCCGCGGTTCCAGCGCATCAGCAGCCCGATGGGGGCGTGCTCCGCGGTCGTGTTGTGCTTGCGGTGGTGGAGGACGAGGTGCGTGTCGCCGTCCTCTGACGGGCGGGCCAGCGTCATCTCCCACGTCGCCCTCGCCCAGTTCGACTTCATGGTCGAGCCGTAGGGCTTGCCTGCGCCGCCCTGCGTCATCGCGCCCGCCTTGCTGACGTGGTCGATGCAGAGCGCGGTGCGGTCCAGCTCGTCGAGGCTCGACGAGAACCGGTTGGCGGCGTCCTCGATCGGCCCCTCGCCCGAGGCGCCGATGGCCTTGCCGTTGGAGTCCACGACCATCATGACGGCGGCCGTCTGCTCGATGACGCGGGCGATGTGCTCGACCCGCTGCGCCAGCGGCCGTCCGCCGCCGGAGAGGTGGTACAGGCTGACCGGCCGTATCCCGGCGCCGGCGCAGACCGACTTGACGCGGGCGTCGATGTCCTCGCGGGTCGTCTCCCAGTTGAGGTACAGCGTCTGCCCGGTCACCAGCGGCTTGAAGCCGGGGATGATCTCGCGTCCGGTCTGGAGCGACACGGCCATCGCGACGGCCATGATGCTCTTGCCGAGTCCGCCGTCACCGAACAGGATGCTGTGGACGCCGAGCGGCAGGAACGGCTCGATGAGCAGGCCACGCGACACGGCCGCCTCGGGCATCTCGCCCACGGCGTCGGGCGCCTTGCCCGCGCGGTCGGCCAGCATGACCGATGTGCAGAACTCGTCGTACATCCCGAACCAGTCGAGCTTCGGGTCGCAGGGCACCTTCTCGTCGAGGAGGCGCGAGAGCGACTTGCGGGCTGTCGAGGAGGAGAGCGTCTCCTGGCTGTAGTGGATCAGGCCGTCCGCGTAGGTGCGGGCCCCCGCGAGGCCGGTGCGGACCATCACGTGGCCCTTCATGTCGCCCGAGGACACCCGCAGGCGGTCCACGTGGAACGAGGTGGCGATGTCGGGGAAGTCGAGGACGTAGCCGAGGCCCTCCGCGCGGAACTCCGAGCGCCTCACGCCTGGGCCCACGGGATGCCCGTGAGCTGGCGCGCGTACTCGTGCTGCCACTCGGGCGCGATCACGGCGCAGTCGTCCGCGTGGCGCATCTCGCCGGTGACGGAGCCCGCCGGGAGCGGCGACATCTTCGCGGAGCAGATCATGCACAGGCCCATCAGGTTGGCGTCGCGGCGGGCCGCGTACCAGTTGCGGAGCCCGCTCGTCCAGACCGGCAGCGGCGGGATCATCGCGACGGCGACCCCCTGGTACCGCCAGATGCACGCGCCCCCCTCCAGCACATCCAGCAGCAGGTCGGTGTCCCCCTCGAACGGGGACCGGTAGATGAGGTCCACGGTGACAGTTCCCTCGGTTGTGGTGACAGGTTGCGCGGCGCGCAGGCCGCACATGCTACGCCGGTCGCCTAGCGCCCCGCTAGGGCTTTCAGCAGGGCCGCCCCGACCCATTCCGTGTACGACGGCGGGATGGACTCGTTGATCTCGTCCTTGGTCATCCAGCCGATCCCCATCGCGTCTCGGGCCGAGGCGACGGAGCAGTTGCCGCCGCCGTTGACCGACACGAACGCGGTCCACTCGTCGAGTTTCCCGTAGTGCGCCTTGCGCTTGTCCATTGTGAAGACCAGCGGATGCGTGCGGTGCGCCGTCGTCTCCGGCATCTGGACGCTGGACTCGAACAGCCGGTGGCGCAGGACGCGGAGGCCGGGAAACATCGTTCCGCAGAGGACGACCGGATCGACCAGCGGCGAACCGCTGACGTTCTCGATCACCCACGGCACGCCGGCCGCTTGCAGCAGGCTCCGCACCGGGCCGACCAGGTCGGGCCAGTCGGCCGCGTTGCCGTTGCGCTTGGCGAGGTCGGAGTACCGCTGGCACGGCGGCGAGGCGTGGATGGCGTCGGGCATCCTGCCCATCGTGGCCTCAAGCCACGCGGACGGGTCGAGGGCGTCCCCGCGGTGGAACGGGTACGGGTAGTGCGGCTGCGGCCTGTTGTCGATACCCACCACGTCGAAGCCCGCCCGGTGGTAGCCGACCGACGCTCCGCCAGCGCCGCAAAAGAGGTCCAGGAGCAGGGGCCTCACAGCGCCGCACCCGGCGCCAGCCGCCGCAGCTCGTTGGTGCCACGCCCTCGTCCGTCGTTGTCGAGGACGCAGCCGGGGGTCTTGCAGAAGGCCCGCTTGTCGTCCTTGGCGATGGAGAGGCTCGGGTGCCTGTCCGCCCCATGTGCCGGGCAATGGTTCGCGCGGCCGGGCTTGGGCTCCGGCATCCCCCACAGCGTCCGCAGGATCTCGCTCGCGGACTCGTCGTCGTCCTGTCGGATGGTCCTCGGCGGGAAGTAGGACGAGGGCAGGTCCTTGGGCTGGATCTTGAACGATGCGGCCATCGACGCCACGGCCCACGCGGGCGCCAGGTCGATCGCCGCGGCCATCTCGCCGAGGTCCCGCGGCAGGGGCTTGTCGTGCTCGTCGAGGACCGGGTAGCGCAGGCCCGACTTGGGGTTCGGCATGGTCGGCAGCCGAAGCGGCGAGCCGTAGCCGTCGGGCTTGATCTCGTCCTGTGCGGGCCGCAGCTCGACCTTGGGCGTCTCCTCGATCCCCGCGTCCCGCAGCATCGCCCGCAGGAACCGCCGCAGCACCGCGCCGGAGTGGACGGCGTCGCAGGTCACCCACAGGTGGGCTCCCCGGCGGCTGGCCTCGACGTAGGACGGGCAGTCGCGCTTGACGAGCGCCGCCCTGCACCGCCTGGCGAGGTCCAGGCCGTCCTCTGAGTCGAAGTCGATCGCCGCGACATGCCCGGTGGACTGCGGGGTAAGGAAGTATCCCGACAGCGTCGGACCGGTACCGTCGAGCCCCTTGAGTACCGCAGCGGCGGTGAGTGGCTTGCCCGCCCGGACCCACATCGTCCCGTTGAACAGCGTGAAGTCGTCGGATCTGCCGGCGAAGGTGCCGATGTAGACCTCGGCAGCGTCGGATGCTCTCGTCAAGTCTGGACCCCTCGGAGGGCGCGACCGCCCCACCCTAACAACTATCCTCTGCGGAGGAAGGCGACCCGCCTAGTGCGAGAGTGTCGCCCCGCCATGATCCCGTGTCAAGATGCCGATGGCCGCAATACCGTCATCGCGGCCTCGTAGCGCGTCAGCTCGTCGTAGTGCTTGGTGAACACCGGCATCCACTCCGGGCAGAACGCGCCGTCCGGCACGTCGTCGAACTCGGCGCTCTCGACGACCATCCGCATCGTCCGCCTCACATGGTCCCAGTCGCACCCTGTGACCCGCATGTCCGCGGGCGCGTCGGAGGTGACCGACACCCCGACCGGCAGGGACGTCATCGCGGGCCAGCCCCGCAGCATCTCAGCCAGCAGCAACGGGTGGACCAGGATGATCCGCCTACGCGCCATGCAGCACCCCCGTGAGGGCAAGCACCACGAGGGTAACGATGATGCCGCACGCAAGTCCATAGACCCAGCCCACGACGACGTCCATCACTCGGTATCCTCCATGCAAGCGCAGCCGCCCACGTCTTGCAGCATCTGGATCGGGACGCGGCCAGCGGCCAAGCGAGTGCGCAGCGCGGCGAGCGTGAGTGGGTCGGTCGTGCCGCCGCTTCGGTCGCGGAGGATCGACACGTCCTTGCCGAGGAAGTCGCGCATCCCCTGCTCGTTCGCCTCCCACTCGGCGTACCGCTCTGGGAACGCCTTGAGCAGCCACGCGAAGTGGCCGATGCCGGCCTTCACGCACCCGCCGCCGCAGTTGTTGTGACTCGCGCCCATCGCGTAGAGGCGCGGCGCGGCGATGCCGCGCGACTCCAGGTCAGCGATCATCTCAGAGCGCATCCGGTACGGCGGATCGACCATCGGCGCGGCGATCCGCCACGGCTCCCACGCCTTGGCGGCGCGGTCGAGTCGGTGGACCTCCGTCCAGTCGAAGCCGAGCACGATCGTCGTGCTGGCCTGGTCGCGGTTCTCGGTCAGCCACTTCCGGCTCTGCTCGCGCTTGAGGATGCGCGAGCAGAGGTCGGCGCGGGTGTTGCCGAGGAACCGCCCGTCGCGGAACACCTGCCAGATGTCGCGCCCGTCGGCGACCTTGACCAGCGGGGCGCCGACATCCGCAGCCGCCTCGTCGAGGAAGCGGTACAGATCCTCGTCCTCGGTCTTGGTGTCGGTGAACAGCAGGGTCGTGTGATCGGTCCCGTACTGCTCGACCGTCCGCTTGGCGGCTGCCCACGAGGCGATCCCGCCGCTGAACAGGACGACCGCGTTTTCAGCCACGTCCCCTCCGGTCATAGCCCCGCCGCCTCGGCCGCACCGGCGAGAGCAGCCTCCGCAGGAACAGCCTGAGCGCCCGCATCCTGTGCCTCCCTCCTTGCCGCGACCCTGCGGGCGTAGGCAGCCCGCCGCTTCGCGTTGTACCCCTCGCGGTCCCGGTTGCGCCACTCCTTCACCCACTCCAGACGGTGGGCGCGGTGCTCCCGGTAATACTGTCGCTGCTTCGCCTTCGAGTCCATCGCGGCGCGGCGGGCGAGCCGGCGCCGGGTGTTGAGGTGCGCCTTGCAGTGCTGGAGCCCCTGCGACGGCACCCAGAAGTCCGTCGAGAGTTCCCAGTACGACTGCCTGTCCTCGCGGGCGCAGTCGGCGCACTGCGCCTCGAAGTAGCCTTCCGCGCGGTTGTAGCGGACGAGGACCGGGGTGGCGTTGCCGCTCATCTGCGGCCCTGCGCTGCCCGCGTCTCCGCGTCGCTGAGGGCGCGGATCTGCTTGGGCGCTTGTCCGCCGCCAAGCGGAATGTCCTTGGGCCGCAGTTTGCCGCCGCGCTCCGCGAGCCGCAGCGCCTCGGCCTGGTCGCGGACGAGCGTCCGCTTGACCTTGCCGCACCTGCCGAGCGCGTAGCGGGCGTCGAGCTGCGTGCCCGTGTCGGGCGCGTGCTGTTCCGAGCAGTAGGTGCAGTAGAACCGATCAGCCATGCTCATGACGGCCTCATCACGATCAGGACCCTATCGTTGACCAGATCCAGTTCCACGTGCTCCACCCATCCTCCCAACTCGTGGCCGAGGACGACCATCCCCGCGTCGGGGAGGGGCCAGCCCCGCGGCCACACCGCCTCCTCCTCGACCGGGTCCTCGCCCCTGCGGACGCGCTTGCGGATGACGACGCGGATGCCGTCCTGCGGCGGTGCCGAGCGGGCCCGCTCGGCCCGGAGCGCGGCGGTCATGCCTTGGTGACGGCGGTCACGCCGGGGCCGAGATGCACCCAGCGGGCATTGAACGCGCCGTTGGGCTTCGAGGGCACGAAGACCGCTGTGATGACGTGGCCGTCCGTGGTCTTGATGCGCTTCGGCGCGAGGCAGTCGGCAGAGGATGCCTTGGGCCCCCACTGCTTGACCTTGTCGGGCATCACGTAGAGGTTGGCCGCGTTCAGCGACGAATGGTGGACGCTGGCATGGGCGGCCACTCGGAGCGACCACGCGATCGTCGGCGGCTTGGGGTAGACGACGTCGGTGGTCTTCCAGACCTCCTTGACCTCGGAGAGGTAGGCCCACGGCAGGATGAAGCGCCCACTGGCGCCCCACGCGGTGCCCCACGAGTTGACGCAGACGAGCCCGCGCGGCACGTAGCCGATGCCGTAGAAGAAGTGGCCGCCCACCGAGCCGACCGGCGGCGGCAGGACGCCGCCGGCGAGGGGCCGGAACCAGCTCGCGTGCCAGTTGGCCGAGATGCCGACCGGTCCGAACGCCAGGATGGCCTGCTGGATCGAGAGCTGGTCGACGGGGACGCGGTAGTACGAGGCGATCCGGTGCTGCGCGGCAGCGGCGGGCGATACCGCTGGCGGGTAGCCGAAGTCCAGCAGCCGCTGCATCGCGTTGCGCGGGACGGCGCCGTTCGGGGTTCCGCCGATCTGGGCGAAGAACAGGCCGAAGTCGGGGGCGAACGGGCCCGTGTCCCGCATATCCTGCCAGTCCTTGAGTCCGCCGCTGCCGTAGGCGACGCACTGCGGCGTGACGCCCTGGTTGTAGACGGGCGGGAAGGGTGCGGGACTCGTGTAGGACGGCGGCGGCGCGGCGTCGGGCTCGACCCCGGCGAGCGCGTACAGGATCGCGTCCGGGTAGTCGCGGTCGTCGTCGGGGCTGTGGAGCGATCCCAGCCCGTGCTGGACGTCGATTGGATCGGTCACGAGACGGCCTCCTCTTGGAATGCTGGCAGGACGGACAGGTCGGGGTAGTCGTTGAGGATGTCGGGGGCGTCAGGCGGGAGCGCCTCCAGCAGCTGGAGCCCGCGCGCCGCCTGCTCGGGCAGCATGTAGGCGTTGAAGCCGCGCAGGGCCACCCTGTCCTGCGGGAACGGCACGGAGCCGTCGCGGCCGTCGAAGCGCATCCGGCGCATCCAGTCGGCAGCCTTCGGGTCGTCGGTCAGGACCATCCCGCCGCGGCCGATCTTGACGTGCTTGCGCATGTGGAACGACACGCAGTAGAGGCCGCCCGTGAACATGGCGCGGCGGAACCGCAGCGCCGAGTCGGTGATGTCGTAGGGGTCGAGGCGGTACGCGCCCTGCCACGCGGCATCGGTCCACCGGACGGCGCCGCCTGCGCGGATGACCGCGTTGGGGACGGAGATGTACGTGTGCCGGGGCACATCCACCTCGGCCACTCCCCGGTACATGCAGGACAGGAGGAGGGCGGTGGAGCAGGAGTCGGTCGCGACGCCGTACCGGGCGCCCGCGAAGTCGCCCACCGCCTCCTCGAACATCTCGACCACGCGGAATGCTCTGCTGGTCATCTTGCCGGGTTCCCCATCACCGTGGTGTGCGGTGGCACGTCGCGGGTCACCACGGACCCCGCGCCGATGACTGCCCGCTCGCCGATCACGATGCCGGGCAGGATGACCGCGCCCGCCCCGATCGAGGCCCCGTTGCAGACGACGGTCGGGAGCCAGTTGACGGACGGCGGGTGCTTGTCGTTGGTGAACGTCACGGACGGGCCGATGAACACGTCGTTCCCGATCATGACGCCGCTCGGGATGAACGCGAACGCCTGCACCCGGCAGCGGTCGCCGATGACGACGCCGTGGCCGATCCAGACCGGCGCGTGGATCACGCAGTCGTCGCCGACGGCGCAGTCGAGCAGGACGGACAGCTCCGGGTGCCACACCCGCGTCCGATCACCCGCCAGCACGCATGGCCTCCCGCATCTGGACCAGGCCGCTGCGGAACGAGTGATCGGCGGTGAAGCCCAGCCGCGCCGACGCCTTCGAGCAGTCGAACACGAACCGGTCCGCGTCCACCTCGCGCCGCTCGACCGTCTCCACACCGCCGCCGTAGCCGAACACGTCGCAGATCGTCTGCGCGGCGCTGGCCGTGGTCAGCTCCTCGCCCGTGCCGATGTTGTAGACCTGGTTCCAGTTCTCCCACGACGCGTTGAGCGCCGCGAGGTTCGCCCGCACCACGTCGTCGATGTAGGTGAAGTCGCTGCTCTGCGCCCCGCCGTAGACCATCGGCTGGAGGCCGCGGCGGATGCGGTCGAGGAAGTTGCCGATGAGGCCCGACATCCGCTTCTCGGCGCCGTAGAGGTGGGCGTAGCGCAGGACGATCCACGGCGACGACGAGCGCCGGACGATGAGGTCGCCCGCGTACTTCGTGCAGCCGTAGACGGAGTTGCCGGCGGCTGGGAAGTCCTCCGTGATTGGCGGGTCGCGGCGGACTGGCATGTAGACGGACCCGGTGGACGAGTAGACCAGCGGGATGTGGTACCGCTCCGCCACTTCGGCCACGTTCTCCGTGCCCTGCACGTTGACCGAGAAGGCCGCGACAGGGTCCGCGTCCGCGTCGGCGAACCGCGAGATCGCCGCGAGGTGGAGGATGCGGTCCGGCTTCTCTCGACCGACGAACCACGCGAGCTGCTCGCGGTCGCGGATGTCGTGTCCCTCCATGATGTCGTACCCGACCGCGTCGGGCAGCGCCCGCATGGTCGCCGATCCGACGAACCCCAGGTGTCCGGTCACCATCACCTTCATGGTCACAACCGCACCGGGCCGTGCGGGTCGGGCGGCAGGTCGTCGCACGGCGGGGCGTCGGCCGTGCCGCACGCGACCGCATCCGGCGGATCGGTCGGGTCGGGCTCCGGCGTCGGCTCGGGGGCGATCCAGTCGTCGGGCATGAGCACCTCATCCGGCGCCAGCGACGGCTCGTCGTAATTGGGATCGGCGATGGCCGGCTCGTAGTCCTCGGGGCAGGTGAGCGTGAAGTGATCGACCCACCCGTCGCTCCACGTCGCGGTGTAGGACCCGGCCGCGTAGACGATCTGGTACTTGTCCAGCATGTCAATGGTCCCCGTGCCGTTCTCGATCACGTAGGGGTCCTCGATGCCCAGGCCGTCATAGGCGATGACGACGCCGACTGCGCCCGGTTCCGACAGCGTGATCTCGCAGCCGTTCGGGGCGACGGTTACGTCAGCCCTGGCCGAGGCAGCGCCTGCGGCGCCGATGAGGGCCATTGCCCAGAGTGCGAGCAGCCACTTGGCCGCCAGGTTGCGCATTGTCGCTCTCCTCGTTGTCACGGCTTCTCCTCCGGCACCCGGAGCCAGCCCACGTCCATGAACCACTCGATCATCGTCACCGCCTCCGTCGTGGCCCGTATCCTCTGCACCCGGCCGTGGACGGCCACGACCGAACAGCCCATCGCCGCCGCGACCTCCTTCCGGTTCCCGTGGATCGCGTACTGGCGGGCCGTCTCGTACTCCAGCGGCGACAGGCGGGACACGGGATCGCTCACCTGCGGGCCTCCGGTCGTGCGGCGTCCGATGTCCCGACGGCACCGGCATGGTGCATCAGGAACTGCCGCGCCGGGTCGCTCTCGTCGTCCCAACTGATCGGCTTGCCTACTCCCCGGAAGGTCGGGTAGACGTCGGACAGCGCCCTAGCCAGGCGCTCCGCGTCGAGCGCCTGGGCGGTCGGCTGCGGGGCGGCGCAGCGGCACGATGACCCGTGGACATAGGCCGCCAGACAGGGGACGGAGGCTGTGAGGGTCA